TTACATCTTGACTCGCAGGCGCCAAATGTTGCCTTGCCCTCGGTACATGATTCCTTCGTATTCACCGACGTCGACTCCGGCTTTGTTGAGTTCTTTGATTATGTCGACAGCATCGGCATAAATCCATGTGTCGAAGACTCGGTTAGCCAGCACCCAGTTAACGGCGAATTTAGCGCCCTTAGGTCGTGTGGCGTTCCTAACTACGTACACGGTTACCGGGTAGCCGAATTTCTCCCCAACTTTTTCCGGAAGCTGGAGACCTTGCGCTTTCGCTTCCGCTTTGAGAGCTTTTCGCAGCTCTGGAGTGTTGCGCATCGTGTGGGTGTAGTCCTCGGTGCTCATTTTCGTCGTTTCGACCTCGACGTTTTTAGAGGTCATCTCTTTCGCTTTTGCGATCAATTTTTCAATGAAACCCATGTTCAGATTTTAGGGGGCCTTCGTGAAGATCGATGAGCTTGTTTTATATAAAGCGACGCAAGAGGTGGCGACACTCGAAGAAAAAGAACTCGAGCTCGTTAGGCAGATTCTTGCCGAGGCGGCTGTGTCGTGGCGTGGCATCGACGTTTTGCGCATGGCGCAAGTGTTCGACAGAGCTAAGGGCGTGCGCATCTATTTTGAGGTGAATGAATCGTGAAAAATAATTCTCACCTTGTCTATATGGCGCTCGGCTTGTTATGGCTTGCCGGTTTCTTAATGGTTCTTTTCAACGTTTATACGGCTACGAACTGTTTCGCGCTGGCTTGTGGGGTTGTTGTCGTGACTGGCTTAATCTCTAGCGACAAGGCAGGTAGGGGCAGACGATGAAACCGTTTACGCCTTACCGGCAAATGAGGCAGCAACTGCGTTTACTCGGGGCTATTGCAGGGGACAAAGACGTGCGCTTGCCGTGGCCGTTGCTTAGAGAATTCCTTGCCGCTTTCACTGAAGAAACCCGCCTTGCGTGGGCTGACGGCTATTTGCGTGGCAGGAAAGATCAGCGCGAAGGCCGTAACAGTAGGCAAGCGTCTATAAACCCCTACGGCCCCCACACGCGGGATGAACGGCTAATCGCAATCAAGAATCTCGAGGAGCTGAAATCATGAGATGGCCTAGATTAATTGCGCTCTTATTCGTGTTGGCTCAATTCGTTCTGACGGGATTCCTAATCTCGAGAGTCCCAGAATTAGCAGTGCTTGCCTCGATCATCACTTTCTCGACGGCCTCAATGGTCTGTCTAGACATCGGCAAGGAGGCAGACAATGGAAGACCTTGAAATACAAGTCTTAGGCCCTCTTAAGTCCCACAATCTCAAAGCATTGGGCGACTTCATTGGCTCGACCTTCCAACCTGGTCAAGAGATTAGCGTCGATGACTGTTTTGAGTTCTGGGAAGCCCGTGACATCTCCGCATCGGCTCGTGGGCAGCTCTTGTCGTCTGCTTGTGGTCGTGGCTGGCTTCGTTGGACTGGACGCGTTCAACGGTCCCGTAGGAAGGCGCGTAGGGGCGCATGGGTGATGACATACAAAGTCGTCTCCTAGCTTGGCAGGAGCCGCCCTGGATGGCTAGAGGACGATGTTACCGAGACGAAGCCTGGCTAGATAAGCCCGTTGCTGAGCAGCTTGAGGACTGTTGGGCCTGTCCCGTCAGACGTGAATGTTTGCGTTACGCCTTCGAATTCAAATGCACTGGCGTTGTTATGGGTGGCGTCCAACTTAGACCGAATCCGTTAAAGAGGTTGCCGTCATGGGCGCAGGATTAGTCGCACAAGCCTTAACACCGCCGTGGCCAGCGCTCATGAATTCGACCGAGCAGGTCGTGCTAATCACCATGTCCCTATCCGCTCGCGATACGTCCTCTAAGACCATCGAAGGCGGCTTGTGGTGGGGCGGTGTCGAGTCGCTCGTAATGGCGCTAGAAGGCGACGAGCTCGAACACGGGACGAAGGAATGGAAGTCAGCCCAACAGCGCGTTAGGCGTGCCCTACGCAAGCTAGAAACGGTCGGAGCGATAGAGAAAATCCAGCAAGCTACAGCAGGCAGAAGATCGGTCTGGAGGATCAAAACTGGCTCCCCAACACTCTCGTTTCTGCCTGTGGATAACTCAAAAAATAAGGCTGTGGAAAACCCGAGAAAAGACCATGAAGCCGAAGAAGTAGACCTACATCAGTGTAGGCCTCAAGTTACATCAATGTAGGTCTAAGACCTACATCAGTGTAGGCCTCGAGTTACACCAATGTAGGTCTCTATATAAGGAGAAATAAGAATAATGAGGATAAATAAAGAATTAGATAACGTAACCAACTGTCTACGCCCAAAAACTTTGCTTGTGGAAAACTCCCGGCAATTCGTGTCCAGTGGCCTAGCAACAGACGTCCTCATCCTCAAAGCCCGAGGCATGACCCGCCAACAGATCGCAGACGAACTAGGCATCTCACCCAGGCAAGTGTCACGTCTGGTCCAAAGCAGCAACAAGGAAGCAGGACAAGCCCATGAGTAAACAATCCCTCAAGGGCAAGACATGGACTCGCCTAGCCGCCAAGATCATCGAACGCGACGGAGGACAGTGCCTTCGCTGTGGATCATGCGACGACCTCACCGTCGACCACATCATCCCACTCGACGCGATGAGCGAAGAAGACATCGACGACGGCTTACCAACAGACCCAAGCAACCTCCAGACCCTATGCAGGAGATGCAACGGACGGAAATCCAACCGACCAGACGACCAAAGACGAACCTGGCTCAACCCAAACTGGCTCGAAGGCCCCGGCCTTTTTCCCACAACCCCCTAGAAGACCCCGCGCCCAACTCTTTTTCGCACAAAAGGTTCCAGAAAATAGCGGGAATGTACCTAAACGCACCTAACGAATAAATATTCGATCAAAGGAGGACAAATTGCCACGGGCATCAACCCAAACCAGCGAAACTAACCGCTGGATCAGGAAAAACAGACACTGGCTAAGCGATGACACCGCGCCCATGGTCCAGCAGCTCAAAGCACTAGCCAAAACCATCGACACGGAACTAGCCGAGAGCGGCGCGATCAAGGCGGCGACTGCGTCAGCCTACCGAGCGACCTACCTGACACTCCTCGAACTGCGTCCCAACTCGCAGAAGATAGCCGATCAACTTGACCGCGAAGATGACTCCCTCATGAAACCCACGAAGTGGGGCGTGTAACCCGTGCCGCGCGACGACATGAAGCTAAACCGTTTCCAAGGCCAGCCGTGGGCACCGGCGAAAATGACCGAACCGCTAACCGAGAACTTCCTGACAGCAGGACCCCGGCTAATAGCACTTTTAGAGCGTCATTTTCGCCTGCAAGACGGCCAGCTCATCCGGCTAGACGAATGGCAAAAAGCACTCATCAACCACCTCCTAGAGTGCTACCCGAAAGACTGGAAAGACAGCCGACACGCAGGGCGCTTGCGCTATCGGCAAGCAGTAGTCTCGGTGGCGCGCCAAAACGGCAAAAGCCTACTCGGAGCCGCCTTCGCCTTGTGGGGACTCTTGCAGCACGTTCCAGGAGCCTCCGTCGTCGGGCTAGCCACCAGCGTCGACCAAGCCAACGTCGTCTACAACCGCGTCCGATACGCCGTCGACAATGACCCAGCGCTAACCCGCCTCCTCAAAGCGACCGGAACCCGAGGCATCGCAAGACGAGACGGGAAAGGCAGCTACGCCGTCAAACCAAACCTCTCCGAAGGTCTGCAATCAGTGCCGATCACGCTAGCGATAATCGACGAGCTCCACCTGCTCCCGCGTGTCGTGTGGGACTCCATCGTCCAAGGACAACGAGCACAATCAGACGCGCTAGTCCTAGGCATCACAACAGCAGGCGACGACAACAGCCAGCTCCTCAAACGCCTCTACGAAACCGGCGATAAAGCCATCGCAGGAGGCCGCGAACGCTTCGGCTTCTTTTGCTGGCAAGCGCCAGAGGGAACCGACATCCACACACCCGGAGCCATGGAAGCAGCCAGCCCCGGCATCGCATGTGGACGCATCGACCTCGAAACAGCCAGAAGCGACATCGCCGATCAGCCAATCACCGAACAAAAACGCTACGGCCTAAACCAATTCGTCCACCAACTCGACCCCTGGTTCCCGATCCAAGACTGGAGACAAGCCGCCCAACCCAATCTCCAGCTTGACACCACCAACCGCGTCTACTTCGGCATCTCCAAAACCCCCTCATGGGGACACGCCGCAATCGCAGCAGCCGTCAAAAACGGCGACCAGCTCAACACCTCGCTAGTGGCGACCATCACCGACCCAAACATCGACAAACTCGCCCAAATCTGCCACCAACTCGCAGACCTCTACGACGCGGCCCTCATCATGGACTCCGCGAACCTCTCAGCATTAGGCAAGCAGCTACGAGCAGACGGACACGAGACGTTCATCCTCACGCAAAACGAAATGGCCCAAGCAAGCGCATCAACCTTCGCAGCCATCAAACAACAACGACTCACCCACGACGCTAACCCACTCGTTGAGCGTCAATGGCTAACCGCTAAACGCACCAGCTCCGGCGAATCGTGGAGAGTCAGTGGTAGAGGGGCAGACGCAGACGCCGTCCTAGCCACCATCGAAGCGGTCTTCATTGCAGAAACAAAAACTGACACCGAAGGTCCCCAAATGTGGGCCTAAACCGGCTCTGACAAGGTGAATGTCACCCCCCATGCGAAACTCTTTGCATGGGAAAACTAGCTAAGTGGCTTGGTCTCCAAAATCGCTCCGAGCACGCACCAACGGGCGTCACCCCGCCCAGCCGCTTAGCTAGTGGACCCATCACAGCACGCGAAACAGCCACTGTCCCCTCCGCCTACCGTGCAATCCAGATTCTCACCACCTCGGCAAGCCAACTCTCCCTCGACGCCTTCCGCAACAGCGAAAAAATAATCGACCGACCCCCGGCCATCGTCAGACGCCCCTCCCTAGACATTCCCCGCTCCGAATGGCTCGAACAAGCAACGATGAGCCTGGCGGCAACCGGCAACCTCTACCTCGCACCCAACCGAGACTCCGAAGGTCAAGCCATCGACCTGCCAATCCTCAACCCTCACCATGTGGCAGTCACCCAAAACAGCGAAACCGGGGCAATCAGCTACCACTACCAAGGACGCAAATACACGCGCGGTCAGATACTCCATTGCGCACTCATGCGGCTCCCCGGCCAACTAACCGGCGTCGGACCAATCCAAGCAGCTCGTAACAGTCTCACGTTCGCAAGAGACCTCAACAAGCACATCTCCGGCTGGTTCGACACCACCGGCCAGCCAGCAGGCATCCTCTCTTCCGACCAAAGCCTTTCCGACAACCAAGCACGCGCCTACCGCAACACATGGAACGGGCTCGACGCAGACGGAAACAAAATCGACCGAACCGACAACCCCTCCGGTATCAAAGTCCTCGGACGCGGCCTGGAATACAAGCCCATCCTCCTCAACCCGAAAGACGCACTCTGGCTAGAGGCCCAAACATGGACAGCCCTCGAAATCGCACGCCTATTCGGAGTCCCCTCAAGCCTCATGCTCGTCGCACCCGAAGGCTCAAGCCGAACCTACAGCAACGTCAACCAAGAATGGCTCGCCTTCACCCGCTTCACACTCATGGGATACCTACGACCAATCGAAGAAGCCCTAACCGAGCTCGCACCCAGAGGCGTAACCATCCGCTTTAACCTCGAAGCCCTCCTAAGAGCAGACACCATGAGCCGCTACCAGTCCTACCAGCTAGCCACCCAAGCAGGCTGGCTCAACAGCGACGAAATCAGAACAATCGAAGGACTCCCAAATGACAACTAGACAGCTCCCACTCGACAACGACGGACTATTCCGCCGAACCGCACGCATCACACGAGCAGAAGAAAAAGAAGATGCACGCGAATTCACCGGAATCGGCGTGCCATGGGGCCAAATCATCGAACACGCCTTCGGAGCTGAAACCTTCGACCGAGGCAGCGTCGACGCAGAAGCGGCCAAGCTCTTCGACGGCCACGAGACCCTAATCGGAACCATCACCGCAAGCACTGAAACCGACGACGGCTTCCAAATCACCGGACGCATCTCCGACACAGCAAGAGGACGAGACGCCTGGACGCTACTGAAAGACGGCGCAATCGACTCCCTCTCCATCGGCTTCGAGCCCATCGAATACCGCGTAGACGAAAACGAAGTAATCCACTGGACCCGCGTCAAAGCACGCGAATTCAGCCTCGTCCCATTCCCCGCATACGATCAGGCAACCATCGACCCGGCAAGCCTAAGAACCGAAAGGAAAACCATGCACTCCGCCGCCACAACCACCGATCAGCTCACGAGAGCAGACCTAGACCCCATCAACGACACCCTCGACGACCTCACCCGCCAACTCAAGCGCATCGACGCAAACACCACCACGAGCACATCCCCGGCAAGCCAGTGGCGTTCCATGGGCGAATTCGTTAAAGCCGTCGCAGCAGGCGACGAAGCAGCAGCAGACTTCCACCGCGCCTACACCGGCGCAACCACCTCCGACACCGTCATGAAAGACACCTTCGTCGGAGACTTCGTCAAATTCGTCGACGACCACCGCAAACTCGTGGCCGACTTCACCAAGGGAACCCTCCCCAACGTAGGAACAAGCATCGACTATGTGCAGCTAGGCACCGACACCACCAAAGTCGAAAAGCAGGCAACAGAAGGAGCCGACCTGCCACACGGCAAGATCACTCTCGTCGACGCCAACGCAAAGATCGAAACCGCAGGCGGCTGGACAGAGCTATCGCGTCAGCTCATCGAACGCGCAACCATCCCAACCCTCAACTACACAATGACCGCGTTAGGACTGCGATACGCAAAATACACCAACACCGTAGTCGCAAACGCCTTCGCATCCACAGTCGCGTCTCAGACCGCCTCCAGCACTCCAGACTCGAACCTAAAGATGACCACCACCGCAAAGGCAGACGACTGGCTCAACACCATCATCGACGCCGCCCTCATCTTCGAAGAAAACGGCTTCAACCTCGACCAGCTCCACGTCTCCGCCGACATCTTCAAAGCCCTAGCCAACCTTAAAGACGGCGACCGGCGACTAATGAACGTATACGGCCAGGGCGTAAACCAGACAGGCGAAATTGACGCTAGAGCCGTATCTGGTGAATTAGCCCGCGTACCCGTCAAGCTCCTACCTGGTCGAACTCGAACCGGACAAGCCGCTTTCAGCGACCACGCGGCAATCCAGTTCCTCGAATCGGCAGGAGCACCCGCCCAGCTCCAGGACGAGAACATCATCAACCTCACCAAGCAGTTCAGCATCTACGGCTATATGAGCGTCCTCATCCCCTTCCCGCAGGCAATCCTCCCGATCAAGATAGGCGGCTAAAAAGTGACCACAGTTGACGAGCTCCGCGCCTACGTGAGAGCAGCAACAAGCGACGACGCCTTCCTCGCCTCCTGCCTCACCCAAGCAAGCGAGCTCGTCAACGCCCGCGTCAAAACCGCAACCGTCCCCGGACCAATCCTCGACCTAGCAACAAGAGAAGTTGCAGCAGACCTCTTCAACCGAAGAGGAGTCCGAAACGGCATCGCAAACTTTGACGGACCAGACCTAACCCCGGTTCGAGTCACTAGAGACCCAATGAGAGCAGCAGACGACATCTTGCGCCCATGGACAGGAGCAGGCATCGCATGATCCGGACACTCCACCAAGCCAAGCAACTAGCTAGCGAAGCACTAACGTCCGTCGACGCAGACGTCCACGTCACACTCGACCAAGCAAGCATCGAACCAGCCCTAGCCAGCGGCCAAAGCGTCGTCCTAATAACGCCACCAACCATCGACTACGACACCGACACCGTAGCCAGGGCAACATGGCGAATCTTCCTTATCGCCTCCAACACCGACCTAGAAGCAAGCTGGGACGCGCTAGACGCGCTAACCGCCGACCTAGCAAAAGCATGGGGGACACCAGACCAGATCGAACCCGCCGAATGGAGCGATCTGGCCGGTAACCCCTGGCCAGCCTTCACCTTCACCATCACCACCGACCACTACGCATAAGGAGCAAAAATGAGTGCAGCCACCATCCACAAACTCGGACCCGGACAACTCACCTTCGGAGAAACCGGAGCACCCACAGAATTCGGAGTAAAGACCAGCTCCGTAACACTTACCCCAGACGTCGACGACGGAGACGAAATCAACGTCCTATCCGGAGACGACGTCTCCGACGACGCCGCAATCAACTGGAAACTCGAAGGCGAAATCTACCAAACCTTCGATAAAGAAAGCCTCCTACTGTGGTGCAACGAAAACAACGGCAAAGTCCTCCCGTTCACTTTCAAACCGCGCTCCGACCAGCCACTGACATGCAAAGGCAAGGCGACCATCCGGCCACTTCCTATCGGTGGAAACGTCAAAGAACGCAACACCTCCAAGTTCGAGTTCAAAGCATCCGACGTCACCATCACCGCGGGCGGCGTTAGCGAGCACGCCTAACCATGGCAGAAGTGGAAGGCGGGGTAGTCGTCAGAGTCCACGGAGCCGCAAGACTAAGACGAACCCTGAAAGAAGCCGGCGACGACCTATCCGACCTTAAAGCGGCCCACCTGCAAGCAGCAACCATCGCAGCCCAAGCAGCTAAAGCTCGAGCGCCTATCGGCAAAACCAGAAAGACGTCCGCAAGCGTGCGACCTGGAGCGACTAAAACGGCCGCAATCATCCGAGCAGGCCGAAGCAACATGCCATGGGTCGGACGAGTCCACTACGGAGACCCAGGCAGCATCAAAGCAAGGGCAAAACGCGCATGGGCACGAGTAACAAAAGACTGGAAACGGGCAGGAAAAATCCCGCCCAATACCTACCTAACCGACGGCGCCCAAGCCTCCGAACCGGCCTGGACACCCATCTATGAACGAGCCCTAGACAAAGCCATAGACAAAATACAAGGAGCCTAAAAATGTTGAAGCAGACCATCGCAATCGAATACAACGACGGAACCATCGCCGAGCCAACCCGAATCACGCTCGCAGACAAACTCGCGTGGGAAAAGACCGCTAAAGCCCATGGCTGGAATGTCGAAGATAACGCCGTGACGATGAACGCGTTTCTCGCATGGTCCGGGCAAAAACGCGTCGGAGCTTACGACCACAGTTTCGATCAGTTCCTCGAAGACGTTACCGACATCAGCGTCGACGCTGAAGAAGTAAACCCTACGAAGCGGGCACCCAAACCCGCGAAGTAATAGAGCTAGCCATCGCAACCAACCAGCCCATCGCATCTTTCGGGCTCGACCCCAAAGATGAAGATATCTACGCGACCCTCCTAGACATAGCAATCAGCCAGCAAGACCAGTAGAAAGGAGTGCCCATGGCAGGCAAAACCGCCATCCTTGCCGTCAAAATCATCTCCGACGCATCCAGCGCCAAACGTGGCCTAGCAGACATCGGCAAAGCAACGGGTAAAGCCTCCGGAGCCATGGGCAAACTAGGAGCCGCCGCAAAAGCGGGGATGTTAGCAGCAGGAGCCGCCATAGCAGGTCTAGCAGTAACAGGCATCAAGGCAGCAGCCGACCTCGAGCAATCGGTCGGAGCCGTCGACACGGTTTTCAAAGGCAACGCCGGCCAAATGCACGCATGGGCAGACCAAGCCGCCATCACCGTCGGACTAACAAAAAATGAATACAACGAACTCGCAACCGTTCTAGGCACACAGCTCAAAAACGGTGGCACAAGCATGGACCAACTAGGGGCAAAAACAAACGAGCTCATCGAACTCGGAGCAGACCTAGCGTCCATGTTCGGAGGAACAACCGCCGACGCCGTCGGAGCACTCAGCTCCGCACTCAAAGGCGAAAGAGACCCCATCGAACGCTATGGTGTCAGCCTCAAGCAGACACAAATCGACGCAAAAGCAGCCGCCATGGGCTTCGAGAAGGTCGGAGGCAGCCTATCGAACGAAGCACAGCAAGCCGCAACGCTAGCTCTCATCATGGAACAGACCTCCGACGCACACGGAAACTTCGCAAAAGAAGCAGATACCGTCCAGGGTCAAATGCAGCGGCTAAAAGCAACCTGGGGTAACTTCACAGCAGACATCGGAACCGCGCTCCTACCCATCGTCAACGAAGTCCTCGGAGTCCTCTCCGGAACCGTGATGCCAGCCGTAAAAGAATTCGGCAACGCCTTCAAGACCGCCATGGACGGCATCGACGTCTCCGGAATCTTCAACCAGCTAGGCAACGCGCTAAGACCACTAGGAGAGACATTCCGCTCCCTCCTGCCAGCCCTAGCGCCACTAAGCAACACAATCATGGGGCTAGTAACTAACGGCATAATGCCACTAGTCCAAGGAATCATCTCCGGCCTAGTCCCAGTAATCCAATCCCTAGTAAGCGCATTCCTGCCACCACTAATCGCAGCCTTCCAACAGATCATCCCAGCGGTTACACCAGTCCTAGGCTTCATCGGGCAATTCGTGGCAATACTAGGACAAGTCCTCGTCCCAGTAATCAACACCCTCGCACCAATCGTCACAACCGCATTCAGCGTCATCGCAAACGTCATCAGCTCCGCGCTAAGCGTCGTCTCCGGCATCATCCAAACCGTCACCTCCATCATGCAAGGCAACTGGAGCGGAGCATGGAACGGCATGACATCCATCGTCTCCGGAGTATGGGGAATCATCCGAGGAATCGTCTCCGGAGGCATCCGCATGATCGGCTCCATCATCAGAGGAGCAGCAGGACTCCTCGCAGGAGCCGGACAGGCAATGATGCAAGGACTAATAAACGGCGTCAAAGCCATGGCAGGAAAAATATTCGAAGCCGCCAAAAACGTCATCAAAGGCGCAATCGACGGCATCAAAGGCTTCCTCGGTATCCACTCGCCTTCCCGCGTCTTCGCAGAAATCGGACGCCAAACCGGAGCCGGTCTAGTCGTAGGCATCAACGCCATGCAAAAACCCGTAGCAGCAGCAGGCAAAGCACTCGCCGACGCAGCCACACCACAGCCAGGCGAAATCAGCCTCGGACGACCACGCGCAAACCTACTCGAACGAGCACAGGCAATAGCAGGCGACATCATCGTCAACATCAATGGAGGACTAATCGACCGCGACACCATAGACCAGCTCGTCGACGCGATCGACCAAGCCCGACGTAGAAGCGGACGCCTAGCAGTGGCAGGAAGGTACTAAGACATGCGCATCGTAGACACCATCGTCACCATCACCCCGCCACACGCAGAAACAGCCGTGATCAACACGACCTCCGCGCCCACAGCACGCGAAGGCCACCCATCGGCAATCCAAAAAATCGACGTGAGCTGGAACCGCCCAACCGGCTACGCACACCAAGAAGCAGCAGGCTTCAAGCTCGAACTAATCGGAAACGACAAACTAATCCCGCTTCTAGCGTGGGACGCAAAAGTAACCATCTATGCCATCATCGACGGCGACCCGGCGCCACGTAGGATGATAGCCCTAGGCTGGATAACAGAAACCAGCAGAACTCCACTCAAGGGAATCGGGCATCGCATCCGAGTCAAGTGCGTCAACGCCATCGCACGAGCAGCAGGAACCCGGATAGGGGACAAACCCTGGCCCAAACACACGATCACCCAGCGGCTAACCGCGCTCAACGAAGCAAGCCCAATCGGCCCAATCGCAGCAGTCGAAGCACCATCATGGGATAACGCAACCAGAGCAGACCTAGACGTCGACAGCCGTCCCGCCCTCGATATCCTCCATAACAGCGTCGACCCCACAGTCGTACTCGAAGAAGCAGCAGACGGCCTCATCCACTCCGAAGTCTTAACCGGCTCCCGCGTCTGGTGGCCAACCGCTCTCAACAACATGGCCGTAACTGGCAAACACCCAGAAGCCACAAAAATCAACGCCAACGCACTCGAAAACGTCCCACGAGTAGCAGACCGAACCAGCCTACTAACCCACGTCACCATCGAAGGCAAAGTCCCATCCGACCAGCCGCCTAGCCCAGGCCAACTCCCCAACTACGACACCCACGCGAAAAGCTGGTACAACCAAGCCTACGGGCGCCAATCAGCCGAACACCGCGTTACCACCGACATCATCGTCGACCCACTCCAACCGGCGTCTAAACCCTGGCAAACATGGGCGCAAGGACTAGTCGACGCAGGAGCAAACCCCGGCGAGCGCCTAGAAGCCACAAGGGCCATCACTGACCGACTCGACCCACTCGATGCAGCCCAGCTCGTAGACATCACGCTAAGAGCTCAAGCCTTCTGCGAAATCGAAAACCCGCCCAAAGACATCGACCCAGCCCAACGCGTCATAGCAGGCCAACTCACAATCACAGCACGCGAAACAAAACAAGACGACCGATCGGCAATCTCTGCACTCACCTTCAAAGAAGCAGCCCAACTCGCAGAAAAAACCGCAAGCTGGAACATCCCCATCAACAGCAAACAGACGCTAAAAGGGGCACGGATAGACCTCCAGCTCACACTCGAACCAACCCGGCTGTCCGGCATCAGCAAGTTCCGGTTCGATGAGCTACCCCAAAACGCCTATCTGACGTTCAACCGAGCAGGCAAAACGACAATAGGACAACTCGCCTACGTCAACCGCGTCCTCCAAGCCCCATCGAGTGGAGCGACAGCCAAGTCCAGAAGATTCCTAAACATCGCTCACCGTGCCTCTTTCAATCAGACCAACACCACAATCGCCAACTACGCATACCTCCCCTAACGAAAGGAAAAACATGTCAAGCGTCGAAACAACCCCCAAAGGCTGGCCACTACTCAAAGACTCCAGCTACATCGCAGACATCCCCGAATACACCGAACGCCTAGCCGACAAGCTTGATAAAGGCGACGCTAATGTCGCCGCCGCTATTAATGCCGCTCAAACCGTAGAAAGCGCGATTAACGAAATTGAGGAGACTCGCCGCAAGCTCGAACAGTTCAAAGAGATCTATGGCACCGCCGTAACCGTCGATAAGTTTAACTCGAGATCGGGAACAAATGTAAAACTCGTTCCCGTCGAACAGGCCGGGCTCGATTGGACGACCGAAGCGGGTGGAGGCTTCAAAATCACCACCGCAGGACTTTATATAGTCACGGGTCAGGTCTATATAACGGGGCAAGTAAATGTAGATTCTTGGGCTGAAATTAACCGCCGTCGAGCAGGTCAGGTGAAGGTCGTTTCCCGTTTCGGCACGCGAAAAGCGACCGCAGAAGATTATGTCGAGGGCTTACCAGCAGCTATCGAATACCTTGCGGTCGGCGACTCAATCCATATTGTTCAGAGTGGCTCGCCGGCCACTTACGGTCTCCCAGACCGAGACCCCGGACTCTATACCCGTCTGTCTCTTGCAAAGCTCAACTAATGCCACAAATCCCACCCGATCAGATTGACGACATCCTCACCGCCGCAAGCCTGCTCATCACGGCCCTAGCAGGACTACTAGGTGTGCTACTAGGACGAAACCTAAAAACCAACAAAACACTGAAAAAGGTGTCCAACCAAGTCTCCAACAGCCATGGAACAAACCTACGTGACGACATCGACCGCATAGCCGAACAAATACGCGAAATAAAACAACTCTTAACCGAAGACAGAGCAGCACTAGCAGAAGTCAGAAGCAACAGCCACGACACCCACAAAGAAATCTTCGAACGAATCAACCAGCTAGAAAGGCCAGAAAAATGAGCTACAACTTCATCACAAAATACGATAGCCCTAACTATGGGCAAATCTACGGCCCGATCGCTTTACCTTGCAGGAAGCTAACAATTCACTGGTGGGGAAGCCCAAGCGGCCAAGACCCTTACGGCATCATTAACTACTTGTGCAGGGCTAACGGCAATTCTTCAGCTCATGCCGTGGTGTGGCCCGGTAACGTCGCTTGCATCGTCAACTACGATAGAGCAGCTTGGCACGCAGGAAACGCCGCGGGCAACCAGACGTCTATAGGGCTCGAGCTCGACCCCAACCACATCGACGCAACCATTGAGACAGTTGCCGAATACATTGCCGACCTCATTAGACAAGGTGTGCTAGACCGCAATTTCGATATATACGGGCATAAGGATTGGAGCTCGACCGCTTGCCCCGGCGCATACCACGGACGGATTGCAGAGATAAAGGCTAAAGCCCTTGCACGTCTTGACGGAAAACCATCGGCTAAACCAGCGCCAAAGGCTTCAGCTGCAAACATCGAGCGTCTAGCTCACGACGTGATTAACGGCAAATTCGGCAACGGTGACGAGCGACGCAGGCGTTTAGGCGCAAGCTACGACGCCGTACAAGCCCGCGTTAACCAGATGCTCGGCGCCGACGCCGGACCAAATATCGAGCAGCTCGCTAACGACGTCATTGCGGGTAAATATGGTAACGGAGAAGCTCGCCGCGTAGCCCTTGGCGCGAGCTATGACGCGGTACAAGCCCGCGTTAACCAGATGCTAGGGGTATAGATGAGCCCACAGCTAAGACAGGCGATCTATACCGTCCTAGCCGCCGCCGCGCCGCTCGTCGTGGCTTACGGGCTAGTTAGCCAAGATCAGGCCGCGCTGTGGCTCGCGCTCGGGTCAGCCGTGCTAAACGCCGCCGCGCTTTTGCTGGCTAGAAAGAACACGCCGACAGGCGCGAGCGAAGGACCGCCGCCCAAACGCGCGGCTATTTAGTGCAATTCACTTGTGGGCGTGGTAAGCTCATGCTATCCCCGCGCTTGGGGGTGACCCGCTTATGTTGTTTAGTCAGCATCTTTCGGGTGTGTGTTCCCCGCTCGCGCGGGGTGTCCACTCTTGTTTGCTTATCTTGGGTGGCTTTCCCTGGGCGCGGGGCTTTCTGTTTTATTTTTTGAGTTTTCTTTCTTTTCTGCTTGACATTCTACTAAAGTCGCTTTAGTATATAGATATAAGCAAACAAGAGAAAGGCAAGAAAATGAGGTCATTGCTACACGAAGAGGAAGTTCAGGCCACAGCGGAGCAGTACCGCGCAGCCGACAAGGAAGCTCGCAGACAAATCAAAAACAGTCTCGTTGAAGAATCTTTGCGCGAATCTGAAACCGTGCTCGGGGTCTTCGACGCTATCGAAAAGCTAGCGGAGGTTTGCCGCGATTGGATAGACGAAAACGACACAAGCGATCTAGGGGCCAGGGTCTACGAGGTCGCTCTGGAATACATGTACGAGGAAGCGCGCTACAGGAACAGCGGCCAAAAAGCCGAAGACTTTTATCAGGCTACCGGCGACATTGACCACTTCTATAGTGGTGGACTCGCAGAGAAGCATCCAGTGACCGAGGCTCGTTTAGAGGCTTGCGAGCTGGTCGAAATTGACGAGGCGCTCGAGCAGGGCGCGCTATGAGTGACGCGCTCGAGGCGGCGCGCTTGCGCTGCCTCGATGATGTGCGCAAGCTGACCGCCGAATTGAGACAGGCGAAGGCACACGCCGACGATATAGACAAGCGGTTACGTGCGGAGGTGTGTAGGTGTGCCGATTTGGGCACCTCGAACTACAGGCTCGCGCAGATTACGGGCTGGTCGCAACCAACGATCAAAACGATCAGGGATAAAAATTTAACGAAAAATAATTAAAACTTTTTCGTCTAAAAGCTATCGCTTAAGAAGCCGCCCGGCGTGCAGATAAAGCCGCTCGCAATCGGTCTTGGTCTGTCGCTATATAGCGTTGAGTAGTGGCAACCGAAGAATGCCCGAGAAGATCACGCACGGCCATAATATCCCCGCTAGCTTGGTAAACATCCGTCCCACAACGATGCCTAAGCGTGTGTAACGTCCATATTCCCGGCAACGCTCTTGTCGCAAGCTTGCCAACATATCTAGCCGATAAATGCCCGTCGACATTCCCCGGAAAAGCGAACCCGCCTCCATTCCTACAAGCCCTCACCAGCTCAGCAGCTAAATCGTCCGGCAACGGTATTCGCCTGTCTTTGTTGCCCTTGCCGTGTGCGATTATCGACCAGCCGGTTAAATCTGGTTCGATGTCGTCTAGGTGGATTTGCGCTATTTCGCTTCGCCTCATCCCGACGTCGACGGCGCAAAGCAAGATGAGGCGGGTACGCGCGTCAGCGTTCATTAGGCCAGTCTCGACGACAATCGGAGGCGCTGGCCTTGGCATCGGGTTAGCCGCTTTTACATGGGGCAAGCCGACAGCAGGCGACGCGCTGACAACACCGTTAGACGCAGCCCAAGCCCAAAACTGTCTAATCGATTGTTGAGCGCTTCGGCGCGTTTCTCTCGACCAATTTTGAGCGGCTAGCCATTCGATCAGCTGAGAGCGTGAAACTTTGTTAGGTTCGACACTTAGCCCGCGTGCCATTCTCTGAACGTGATCTTGCCGCGTGTAGATCGTAGCTTTCGACCGCCCCGCGATTGCGAGCGACTCGACCCAACTCTTAATAGGTCCCGCCCAACCCGACGGGACTCCCTTAGCTCGAATATCCAT